TATTCGTTGCCAGTATCTCTCGCACGCTCTTGCCGGCATAGCCGCCGTCACCAGTCACCCACGACTTGACGTGGAGTATATCACCCGGGGCAATCCAGTACGATTTCCCGCTGCGCCTGTCCGTATAGCAGTAGTAGTATCGCCTCTGCGTAAACTCGTCCGAGTTGTTGACCCAGATCTGAACCATGCGCGGGTCGAGCGGATACAACCCCTGCAGGTTGCCGCGATTGCGCATCACGTAGACGTATGCATTGCCAAAGTGATTCCTGCAGTATTCCAAGTAGGTGAAGAACTGGATTGGCGTCTCGAGCGAATTCGGCTCAAAACTGATAAACGGCACTACCTCATGACGCAGGACGCGGTTTTTCTGCTCATCCATCAGGTAGAGCGGCATCTTTCCCAAAGCTTCTGCCAGGGTTTTCAGACATGTGAAATACGTGATTTCAGACATATCTGGTCCTAGGTCTGCATTCCCTGCGCCGAAGAACAATTCATTGACGGTTGAAAGGCTGATACCAGTACTTTCACCGCCTTCATTGCGGATCCAGCTCCTGAACTTCCCCAATAGATTCATCTCTTTCACCTCCCTTCTCTCTTCATTCGCCATCTCCCATTGAATCCAGCCACATCTGCAGGGCTTCTTCGCCATCCGGCACGTTGTCCTCTTTCGAAAGGAACCACATCTTCCAGGCGTCGATAATGGCATCGATGGGGTCGATGCGGTCGGTCTGTGTCATCTTGTCTACTTTGATTTCGCCGAAAGAGTTCGGTTCTGAGATGATTGCATTGGTGGCCGACCAGCTCAAAAGCGCGTTTTGCTTGTCATAAGACACTTGACCGGCTTTGACGCTGAGCTGGAAGTCCTTCGTCGTATCGTTGAGACTGCGTGCCGACTGCTTTACTTCAGTCAGGTCGCATGACAGTACGTCCTCGAGATCAGCCAGGAATGCCGCCGCGTTGTGGGCATCGTAACCACAGCCGATGATGCTGATATCATACTCGTCAATCATGCGCTTGAGGTCCGCAATGATGTACTTGTAGTCCGTCTTGATACCGTACATGCCACTTGTCAGTGTGATGAGCCCCTGATTTTTCCAGACACCATACGGCGCATCATCGCTCTTGATATGCTCTGCCAGACGCAGCTCCGGCATGTAGCTGTGACTCCAAATGTAGACGTTGTCGTCTTGAAGCGGGAACACGATACTGATGGACGTCAAATCGCCGCCGCTCGACAGGTCGATACCGAGATATCCTTCCCGTCCCTTCATATCCGCCAGCGTCCACGGCTTGCCGCCCGCTTTCCAGGCCGCCATATCGAGCAGCGCACCGCCCGTGTAGGTCACCCACTGGTTTAGCGTCTTCGTTTCGAAGTTCACCAGCTCTTCGCCCTGCTTCTCCTTGGCATCGATGGCCTTATTGGCCACGACAGCCAACTTCTCGTCGTCAAGCGTGACTTCGTCCGGCAGGAAGAGCTTGAGCGGATTAGCCTTCGCCCAATTCTCTTTTTCCCAGATGTCGTCCTCTTCATCGAGCTCGGCGATGTAGACGAAGAGATTGTCTTTCTGCACGACGCCTTCCAACACTTTCTTGCAGAACTGATACTGCTCGTAGCATGGGCTCTTGAGATTGAAGCCGGCGGTCGTGATGGCGATGGTCAGTGCATTCTTGACCATGTCCTGGCCATCCATCATGAGCTTGTACATCTGATTTGTCGGATGGGCGTGGTACTCATCCACGATAGCAAGGATGGTTCGGAAACCGTCTGCGGATTTCGTATCCCTGCCGATGGCCTTGATGGTCGTCCCCGTGACCTTGCTTGTGATTGTGCGGTCGTACGTCTTGATCTTGTACAGTTCGGCCAAATCCTTGTCCGACTGGATGAACTTGGCTACTTCGTCCCAGACGATGTTCGCCTGGTCCTGTTTCGTCGCTGTACAAAAGATCCTGCCATACTGATAGCCGCCGAAGGTCGCAAAGTCGTTCGCGAGCGTGCCGGCCAGGAATGACTTGCCATTTTGCCGCCCTACTTGGACATATGCCTCGCGATATCTTCGAAT